ATTGTGGACATGGCATTCTCCTTCGAGTCCGTTGTGTGTCACATGCGGGTGACACGACCGTTGCCGGAAGTGGCTGACTCCAACTGCCCCCTATCCCCCTCTGGGGGAATCAGGCGCACGCCGGAGCGTGTGCCGGAACGGCTGACCGAACTGTCAACCGAACCGGCTGACCCCAATCGCCCTCCTCCTCCCTCTGGGAGGACGACGTGCGCCGTAAGCCCGCGTCATGATTGCGTAAGCGCCCGCGAGGCCCATTTTTTGCCCACCTCGCGCACCCGTGCGAAACGCAGGGGCACGCGAGCCACCGCAAAGTCCCTCGATGGGAGACGAAAACCGTGAAAAATCAACGACTTAGCCTCGCAGATGCACGCTTCATGCACCGCAAGGCGCGTCCCATGGGCGCACCCCCGGGGGGAGACCCCATCCCGCCGACGGCCTTAGCCTCATGCCATGCCCTGCCATTCAAAATTTCGCACCAAAAAATGAAAACTCGGTCACAATAACGAGACAGGAAGAAGGAGAAAAAAGCATGCCGAACGTCCGCAAAAATCGCAGCATCACGCAAAGCACCGGCGGTCTGCCCGCCGTGACACCAATCGAGGTTGACCGAGTCCGGCGCTCGGTTCTGGACATCGTGCGCACAAACATCCCGACCGTCCGCGAAGTCCTCAATGGCGACCGCAACTGGTCAAACCAACAAGTTCGTCTCTTCGGCATGATGCTCAACAAGGTCATGCCTGACCTGCACCACACGTTCAACGAGCACACTATCGAGAACAAGAAAACCCACGAACTCACAATCGAGGAACTCGAACAAATCGCCATGCAAGCGACCGAGCAGTCTGAAAGGGAAGACAAAGATGAGACGATGGAGGATACTGACGACATCAGCGATGCAGAGGTAGTTGAGACTCTGAACCGTCGCGACTCTCAGGAGGAAAAAGATGCCATACAACAGTCAGTCTGAGCGCGGCAGATTGAACCCCAGCGAGGTTGACCTCTCCAAGCTGAACCTCAATCAAGCAATGAACATCGAGTTGACACCAGATATGGTGGCCTTCTTGCGCACAAACTTGACTCCGATGTTTGATCTTGCAGCCAACAACCAGTCTAAGCAATCTGGCTACCGGCTTTTTTCCGACGTTGGTGTCAACCGAACCCTAGATGGCGGCTCAAGCATGGACTATGGCCTCAGAGCCACCGGCATGTTCGAGAACAGACGCCAACATGGGCAGCACAATCCCTACATCTCGATGAACAATCCGCTCGACATTCCTGTCGATCACTATGTGAGACGAGACTCGCCCGGAATTGTTCAGGGTCGCAATGAGATGCAAGAGTCATACGGCGGCATGATGCCCGGTCGTGTTGCAGTTGGCGGTCGTCTCCCTGTCTTCAACGATGCTGGCGTTGGCATGCTCACCGGCGAATACAACCGATCAGACAAACCTCAAGGCGGTGGCCCATCCATGGACGAACTCCGTCTCAGTTTTGAGCAAGCCATCAGGAATGGAACCATCAACGCCTACCTTTCCCGCATGCGCAATATGCCCGGGGAAGAGGGCCAGACAATGAACGCAACGTCCGCCGGGGCAAACTTCAACATGCAGGGCGTTGGCGGCAAAGACAGTACGCTGTCCATCGGCGGTCGCTATGACAAAACCTCCATGGATCAAAAGCCCAACGTCAACCTTCAAGTGTTGTTCAAGAAGCTCTTCTGATGCAGGTATCACCACAAGAAGCTGCCAAATATTTACTGCGCCTCAAGAAGGCGCAGACCTCTTTTCGTGAGTTTGTTCACGCCATCTACCCAGACCTAATTTGGGCTGACTTCCACTACGAACTGATGGATGCGCTCGACGCTCTTGAGAAGGGCACACTGACAAACAAAGACGGCAAGCAAGTCACCCGCCTTCTTATCACCATGCCGCCACGGCATGCCAAGTCTTTCCTCGCAACAGTCACGTTCCCTGTTTACTACCTTGCAAGAAAGCCTGTTCGTAATGTCCTCTCCACTTCATACAATCAGGACTTGGCTAAGACGTTTGGACGCCAAGTTCGCGATCTGGCGCGTGAACCGCTCGTTAGCCAAGCATTCAAAGACTTCGGAATGTCGGAAGAAAGTAGGGCTGTCGACGACTGGCGCACTTCTTTTAATGGCACTTATTTCGCCACAGGTATTGGTGGCTCGACGACTGGCCGAGCGGCGACGCTCCTTCTTCTCGACGATCCTGTCAAGGCCCGAGAGGAAGCCGACTCCGCGAGCCAAAGAAACAAAACGTGGTCTTACTACATTTCTGCACTGACCACTCGTAAACAGCCGGAGCCTGACGGCTCCCCTGCAATAGAGATCGTCATCCTTACGCGCTGGCATCCAGACGATGTCGCCGGTCGTCTCATAGAAACCGAGGACTGGAAGGACGGCCTCTGGCATCACATCAACTTCCCTGCCATCAAAGAAGTAGGTGGCGAGAAGCGTCCCGTCACAGAACTACCGGAGGATGACCCACGCTATGTCGCACCCGGAAAACTCTCAACGGTTGCCCCCGGCAAGCGTTACTATCGCGAAACTAAAGAAGAAGCACTGTGGCCTGCACGCTTCCCGCTTGAAGAACTCCAGCGCCGTCGTCGTCTTGACCAGCGTGAGTTCGCCTCCCTTTACCAGCAGTCGCCCTACATCGCTGGCGGCAACCTCATCAAAGCTGGCTGGTGGAGAACCTACAACCCAGAGCTAGTACGCCCGACCACGGTCATCGTCGTCGCCGACACCGCCTTCAAGAAAACAGAACAGTCCGACTACTCGGTACTCATGATCCTTGGCATGGACGCATCCGGCGACATCTACCTGCTAGACGTCATCCGTAACAAATACGACTTCCCAGAACTCAAGCGCCGCGCCATCTCAGTCAACACTCTATGGCGGGGCCGTGGCCTACGAGGCTTCTACATTGAAGACAAAGCCTCGGGCCAATCCCTTATTCAGGAACTCAAGACAGCTTCCGGCCTGTCGGTCATACCCTACAAGGTCTCGACCGACAAAGTTTCCCGGGTCAACGCCGTCACCCCACTCATCGAAGGCGGTCGCGTATTTGTTCCAGAAAATGCCCCATGGCTCGACGACTTCATGAACGAGTGCCAGTCTTTCCCGTCCGGCAAACACGACGACCAAGTTGACGCCCTGTCAATGGGCCTAGACATTTTGTCTCGCATGGGCGGTGTTGGAACGGCACTCATCAACGCGCCAATCGACGTTGCCGCATCCTTGTATTCCCAGTTCAAGCCCCTCCAAGAATCAAACAACGGGCCTTGGGTGGACAATATAGGCAAGCAAAAAGCGCATGAATGGAAACCGTGGGGCGAACTGTAAGGACGACAGATCACCCCAACTTGTTGGATAAACAGACCATGAATTACCGTGACATCAGACAATCAGAAGATCACTTGATCGTTGACCTATCAGAGCACGTCAATGCCCTGATGGACTACAACGACATCTCCGATTTGCTCACGGACGAGCAAGAGCGCAAGCTGATCGACTTTATTCGCGCCTGCTCCAAGATGTCATGGGATCGCATCCGCCGCCGCTACGACCACTGGCGTGACGCAGACCGCGCTCACGACGTGTGGGTTCCGGCGGATACCACAAAATTTCGTGAAAAAGTCGTTATCGCGGACACCCGCGCCATCGCCGACACCGTCCTCACCTACCAGATGGCGGCCTTGGCTGGGCGTAACCCCATGTTCCAACTGGAGGGTCTGAACCGCAAGTCACGCCGCGCTTCCCTGATCCTTGAACGCATGCTGCATCAGCAGATGCGCCGCACGGCTGGCGAAGCCCGCATTGCCCAGCTTCTGCTCGACAGCCTGCGCTACGGCTTTGCCCCGACCAAGATTGTCTGGGACGCAAAGTCCAACTCGAACCAGATCATCAACTTCGATCCCCGTAGGGTTTTCCCTGATCCCCGTGTCAACTGGGGTGAGTGGGATCGCATGCAGTACATCATCTTCAGCGACTTCGTCTCAACGAATGCACTGGTCTCCAGTGGCCTGTATCCCAAGCTCAACAAGTACCCCGGTCTGCGCAAATCCATCCATCGTGCAACGTGGTGGGACGCACACAACTACTGGAAAGAAGAAGGCCGTGGCCTAAACATCAATCAGTCCATCGACCGCAACTCAGGTTCCAACGGCTATCAATTCACCCTCGATCCGGCCCGCACGCTCGACGAGTGCTGGATTCGTCTCAACGGATACGAGATTGGTATTCCGAGCATTGAACAAATCTGGCTGGTCTGCGCCGTCTTGGACGAGCACGCCGTCATCCGCTTCCAACTGAACCCATACGGTCAGCAGTTCCCGACCACCATTGGTGGCCTGTACTACGACAGCCATAAAACTTACAGCCAGTCGCTTTACGACTTGTTGCTCCCGCTTCACGAAGTTTCGACTTGGCTGCTGCGCAGCCGAATTGACAACGTGCAGGCGGCCCTGAACAACCTCGTCTTTGTCGATCCAACGCAGGTTTCCGTGCCTGACCTGATCGACCGCAACCCGTGGGGTGTCGTCCGCACCATGCCGGGGGCGAAGCCCGGTGATGGTGTCTTCATCGCAGAAATTCCAGACGTCACTCGTGGTCACTGGAACGACATTGCCGCCATGTCCGACCTGAAGCAGCGCATCTCCGCTGCCAGCGACGCCCAGCAAGGTGTGCCGACCAGCGACGGTATCCGCACCGCCACGGAAATCCAGCGCCTGACGCAACTCGGTTCTCAGCGCCTTGGCGTTTTGGCTCGCGTTATGTCTGCCACCACCGTGCGCCCCATGGTCAACATGATGGTCGCCAACATTCAAGACGCGCTGAATGTCGAGGGCAGTCTTCGTCTCAACCAGCAAGACGCCCCGTCCGAACTCACCCGCATGGTTCAAGACGGCTATGTTGACTACGACTCCACTATGCTCCAAGGTGAAATCGACTACCTCGTCGTAGACGGCACGCTGCCAATCGAGCCAACCCGCAACGCTGAGACGTGGCTGAACATGATCCAGATCATGGGGCAGTCCGGCCTCCAGATGGAATACAAGATGGGCAAGATTGCCGAAGAGGCCATCCGCGCCATGGGCGTAAGCGACCTTGACCAATTCAAAATCACCAAGGAAGATCAGGCCCAAGGCCCGTCTCCTTCCCAGCAAATGGCGCTCATGGAAAAAATGCGCGGCGCTTCTGTCATGCCGGAAGAACAAATTGCCGCCGAAGCCCAGAAGGGCAACATCATTCCGTTGAGCCAAGCACAAGGAGGTAAAAGATGACGACCCCACGCGCATCGCAACTTGAGTCTATGTCTGGCTTGACCCCAAACGGTCGCGCCTACATCAAGGCGCTCATCCAAGAAGCCATCGCCGCAATTCCGCAGCAGGCTCCGCAATCCAACGCATGTGAGCACTGTGCCACAATACAAAC